TGGAGGTGCTACAAATCGACACACGGCCTACGGCCAAAGGAGAGTGTCCCGCTGCGACAAGAGTAGAGGAAACAAGAACACGCCGTCCATGATGTGGACGGCGTGTTCACCCACCCGAGAGGAGGCTTGCTGTTTGGTTCAGCAAGCCTCACTCTAACCTGTCACTGCTTAACGTAGCTACCGCCACGCCGGGCGACCGCCGCCCGCGCTTCCGTTTCGGAACTGACTACCTTGGTGGTGCCGTCGGCGAAGGTCACCTTGAAGCTTTCCTTGCCAGCCTTCTTCGACCCGCAGTTGCATCCCATGTTTGCTATCCCCTTGCCTCGCTGAATGCCGCCTTGGCCCGGGCAACCTGCAGCTGCCGGAACTTGGAGCGCACAATGTTGAACTTCTCCGCCGGAGTCGTCGGTATCTCCACGGTATCCCCGAAGCTTTGGCCTTCAGCCAGTGGAATCGAGGCTGCCGTCAGCGACAAGCGCTCACCGCTGGAGGCAACCAGCATCGAGGGCCGCGGGATCGGGAAGCCGGGGACGTTCACTGCAAGGGCGGCAACCATTTCGAGGTCATCGCTCCCGACCTTCACTGTGCGCCAGTCCCCGGAAATCGCCGCAGCGCGCAGTTCGCGCACCTGTTCCACGCTCAGAGTGGAGCGCAGCGCCCCCGCCACCCAGATTCCATGGTCATCCTCGCCCGCGGTCACATCCGCGACGGCGGTGGAGGTGGAGTCGTAGTGACTGATCGCGGCCCGGAACCCTGCGCGATGATCGGCGTGCCCGCCACCCATGGTGATCTGCCCGACCGCCACCGGGCCGAGGTCGGTCTGGACTTCGCCGGTCAGGAAGAAGCCGTAATTGGCTCCCGAGTGCGGCGCGGTGGTGCACTCGCCCTCCTCGTCTCCGATGGGCAGGCCGATGTGGCAGGTGTCCCATGTGGCGACGTGGCCGTACACGCGACCCTCGTCCGTGACCGTGAACGGGGTGGGGCCGGTGAGGTGCGGGTTCTTGAACCAGTCTGCGGCAAGCACTTCGCCCGCCGATGCAGTGAGGGTCATGTCCTGCGTCCTTCCTGAGTGCTGGCCCGGCCAGATGTGCAGGGCACGGTAGTGAAGGTTGGCGCAGAGTCCGGCGAGCCATTCCGGATTCTGCACATACTTGACCAACTGCACGCGGCAGCGGTTGAAGTCCCCCGGCTGACCCCAGCGGATTTTCAGCGCACCGCGTCCGTGGACCCAGTAATCCGTCACCCTTTCGGTGGGCTTCGGGTGGGTGATCCAGCCGGGTCCGTCCCTCGTGATCGGCGGTGCCCCGGCAGTCAGGCTGTCAGGCGGGGTTTCGCCCAGTTCCTTGTAGGCTCCGCGGAGCTTGGCCTTGGCGGCGGAAATCTGCTCAGGGGATGCCTGCGCCTGACCGATCCGACCGGCGGCGGCGTGCACTCCGGCCCGGGAAAGCGCCCCGCCCGGCTCACGGATGGGGAGTTTGTGGCAGGTCTTCTCCATGCCGTCGCAGACGTGCAGGATGCACGAGCGCTTCCACTGTTCATCGGAGAACCGACTGGCGCTTCCGTCCCACGGGGACTCGGAGACGAAGGTTTCACGTGAAACGGCAAACTCCTCTTCTGGCTGTCGGTCGCCCGATACCCGACCATCTGGGATGTCGGAGCTGCCGAAAGCACGCCCTGTGTCGTCCGCCCATGTACCCAGCGCAACGAAAACTTCTGCGAAGGCAGGGATGGCGCAGAGCGTGGCGGAGCAGATGCGTCCGGTAGCGACACTGGACTCTCCATCCTCGGAGAGTGATGCCTGCATGTCGTCAATGTCCACCGACACACCCCGGATGGAGCCTTCGGCAATCTGCCGGATGGCCTCATATGCGGCGTAGGACGTGTCGAAGAATCCCTCGGCCTTGATAAGCCCGTCCTCGCGCCAAATGCGGTCAATACGACCGGAAACCTTGGACTTGTCGTGGCCCTCCGCATCTTCGGGCATCCACTTCAGCGGGAGGGGCAGGTCGCGCATGCGCAGCCCGCCGTCGGTGAACCCGCGACCATCTCCCGATACGGCACCCTCGGGAGCAAGTACCCCGTACCACGGCACGGGTTCGTACTCCTCTTCCAGTGGGACCATCGGCGCGTCGTCCTCATCCTCCGGCGTGTCGCCCTCGGGAACGGAGGCGAAGAACGCGTCGGCCATCTGCTGGCTGAACTCGGGGTCCTCTGAGTGGATGACCTTGGCCTTGCCGAGCGGGAACTCGGTGTGATCCTCACCGTGCCACAGCGCGAGCCGGTCGAAGGTGATGGATTCGCCCGCGTAGTCGCCGACGGCGGGCTTCTCGGGATAGCCGAGGGTGACATGCGGAATCCACGTCGGGTACTGCTCGACAGACTGGTGCGCCTGCACGATCGTGTTCTGTTCAAGCAGACCGTTTCGGACATTCACGAGACTGGCGGCATCGAGCAGCACAACGTCGGCGCTGTCCGCTCCAAGAGTGGCCCTGCCGTTGACCTTGTCACTGAGCACGCCCACCTCACCCTTGGCAACGAACTCCCCGACCGCAGCCTTCAGGGCCTCACCGTCGAGGTTTGCCGATTCACCAAGGAACAGCAGAGTGGCGTGCGCCCCGTCCTCCTCGGAGGATGCGGCACTGATGGGATCGTCCGCCGCCGGAAGCGCCACGATCACGGAGGTGGTGATCGGCTCGGCGCTGGCGGTGACGGTCTTGGCCTTGAAGTCCTCCAGCAGGTACGGCCTAGCCACGCATCGGCAGTTGATCCAGATTTCGGGCGGGCCTACTGGTTGCCCCGGATAGAGAAGTTCATACCCGGCAACATCGAAGGGCTGGCCGGAGGGGACCGTCTCCCCGTTGGTTTCCACGTGCGTCTCCCGCACATTACTGTCACCCATGGTCACCCACTCCAGCCCGACGGAGCCGTCCGGGTCGGAGGTGGTGGCCGCTTCAGTCCCGGCGTTCACCGAGTAGGTGGAGAGCCAGCGCACCATGCGCTCGACCTGATGATCGAACTGACCCTCTTCGGAGGGCTTGGTCTTGTGCAGGGTTTCGCGCAGTTCCCGCTGGAACTCATCGCGCATGTCGTCGATGATCGGGTTCCACTCGTCGATTTCCTCGCGGGCGGTTTCGTCGAAGATGTCCAAGGCGGCGGCGATGATGCCGTCCTCCCAGCCGGGCAGGCCCAGCCGGGTGAGGGCTGCACGCACCGGATCGGTCAGGCGCTCGTCGGAGCGTTCGAGGATTCGGCGGCGTTCTGCGGCAAAGGTGTCCACGTCGATCGTGAAACGGTCGGTGCGAATCATGCGGGAACCTTCTCTCCGGCGATCATCATGTTGGTCATCATGTAGACGGTGAAGTTATCGAAGGTGTGCGGCGTCTGCTCCCTCAACAACTGCGTGCAGTAGGCTTCCAGCACACCCTCCAGCCATGCCGCCGGGATGTGATGCCGCTCAGCAATGGCGGCCACATGCGTCCAAGCGTCATCGAGCAGGAAGGCAGTGTCCTCGCTCTTGACGAACTTGTAGATGTCCACCGCCGCGCAGGTCGGTTTCACCTGCATCTTGTTCTTCAGCTTGTTCCCGGCACGCTCCATCGCCCGGACCACAATCTGTTCGGATGCGGCGATCAGGGCAGCGGCATCCCGGCGCTGCTCCGGCCTTGCCGAGGGGACATCCCCGCGGTCCCGGGCATCCTTTCGGTGCTCCGAGCGCTCGGGGTCGGGTATCCCGGTGACCGGATGCTCCCGCAGGGACGGAGCCGGTCGACCCTCGGTGCCCTCTGCCGCCTCAGCCTCGGGCACTTCAAGTTCAACCCCGAGTTCACGCAGTGCGGCATGCACCAGTTCCGGAGTGGTGGAGCCGGAAGCCACCTTGCGCAGGTAGAACAGGATGCGGTCTTCGGTGGTCTGCGCGTCGTCCTCGTCGAAGCCGGTTTCGCGGCGCAGCGAGGTGCCGTTGAGTTCGCCCCGGTCGTACAGTTCGAGGGCCTCCTTGGAGCGGTTGGGCCGCAGCCTCATTTCGGAGGTGTCCGCCGTGATGGAGAAGCTGCGCAACGCGGAGGCGTCGACCCCGCTTTCATCCGAGAGCAGCGGGCGCAGGTAACCGGCGGCGAGCGCGGTGGTGACCAGTTTGAGCAGCGGTTCGGCATGGGCCTTGATGGTGGATTCGTCGGCTGCCCATGCGGACCAGTGGTTGGATTCGGAAAGCCCTTGGAGGACTTCGGGCGGGATGTCCATGCCAAGGGCAAGGCGGCGGATGGCTTCGTTCCGCAGCGCGATGGCGTGCTCGTCCAGTTCGGTCCAGAAGGTCAGGTGCTTGATCGCGGCGATGGCCTCGGCGGGGGCCTTGATGACGATGGGCACCAGCGCCGAGGCGTCCTCGCGGTTGGCGATGGAGGCTTCCATCGCTTCGGCCAGCACGCGCATCAGGCCTTCGGCGTCGTTGGCGACCCGCTGCTCCTGACCCTCGACGGGCGGCGGGGTGGGGAAGGTCATCTCTGAAGGGACGAGCAGGATGCCCGCACCGGCAAGGCGGGAGTCGATCTGCGCTGCAACGTGCTGGGTGAGGCCATGGATTTCGCCGAGGATCGGCAGCACCGCCTGCGCGGGGGAAATAGCCTGCCACGGCTTCTCCGGGTCCGGCCTCCAGACTCGGATCACGAGCACGTCATCGGGGTCGAGGTCGATGACCTTGTTGTTCACCCGCCACTTGCCGCCCTCGACCTTGTTGATTTCCGAGGGGGTGGCGATTTCCCAGACATCCCCGGCGTCTCCGAAACGGTCGGGGTTGGGGTAGGAGACAACGTATAGCTCGCCCGCGACGGACATATGGATGCCGATTTGGCGCAGCATCTCCGCCCGGCCATCGTCGTCGACGAACAGGGACTCCATGATTTCCACGGCGGGTCCGGTCTTCACCGGCTTGCGCTTGCCCGCCTTCTTCACCGAGGCGAACAGTTCGGCCTTGGAGAGCATGGAGCCGATGAAGTCGCAGGCATACCGGAACTCGCCGATGATGTGATACATCCGCCACGCCTCGCGCTGCCACACGATCGACTCGGCGATCCGGGTGTAGTTCCTTTGCCCGCTCTTGCCGATCCGTGCCGCTGAGGCGACGAGAGAATTGGCCTGCGGTGCTTCTTCCCTGCGGGTGCGAGCCATTGGGCTACTCCACTTCATCCCGTTCGACCACCATTGCCGCCACATAGGCGATGGCCAGCCAGCCGTTGAAAACCCACCATGAGACATGCAGGGCCGAGAGCCAACCCCACAGACCGACGGGGATGGTGACCCAAACGGACATGCACCAGTGACAGTGGGCAAGGACGGACCATGGACCGTCGTTGGTCAACTCGTCCCACCTCATGCGCAGCCACACCGACGGTGGAAAGCTATCCTGTGTAATGAGCCGGGTAATGCGTGCAATGGAGAGCGTCCCGACGGCGACAGCCGCAAGTACGACGAAAATCTCCACCATGAGTACGAGCGTACCGTGCCCTATCAGGGATTACTCGCCTGTCGTTCCGTGTTCGGTGGCCTTGGGGTCAACATCAGGTGTCGCGTCGGTGCCGCGCGGGCGGTATCCGAACAAGCCTCCCCTGTTGCGGAGGACGGTCTGTAAGGGTTCACCTTTAAGGTTCCGCCCGCCGGGAGAGGCAACTTCCGATGGAGCCAGTCCGTCGTTGAGCTTGGTGATGCCGTGCACCAGTGCGTCCACGCGGTCGGGCGAGTCCTGCATGTCCGGCACCCATTCGGTCATCTGCTGCTCCAGATCGGGGAGCAGCTTCACGTGGTGCACGCGCCCCTGCTCATACAAACCGACGACGGGTTCGGCGCGCAGCACCTTGCCGCGCCGGGAATGCACGAGGTCGACTTTGCCGTCCTTGCGCTTGGTGCGCAGCGTGGAGAGCACCATCTCGCCGCCATAGTTCTTCTCCGCGACGATGAGGTCGGCCTGATACAGGTCGTAGGCCCGCCACGCTTCCGCCGCCCAGCCGTCGGGGGTGTAGTGGCCGGAGTGGTCAGCGAGCACATAGAAGTTCTCGTCCTTCCGGCCAATGACGACGATGCCGGTTTCGTCGCGCTTCTTTGAGGACGTACCGGCGGGGTCGATGGCGATGACTATGCGGTCCATGTCCTCGTGCCGGATCACGGTGTTCACGGGGCGGTTGTTCTCGATCATCTCCCACGTCCACAGCGCACCCTCGATGTCTTCGAGCACTTCGCCGTGGAGTTCCTGACGGCCCATCCGGGTGCCCTCGTACTTTTCGAGGATGACCCTGCGGAAGGTGGGGGCAAGGTTGTCGAGGTTGGCATAGGTGGACACCGTGACCGAGCGGGTGGTCGGTTCCTCGATGAGGTCCTTAAGCCATTTGATCGGCAGCGGCGTGGTCGTGCACAGCACCAAGGGGCGCTTTCCGTAGCGCAGGCCCAGCATCATCATGTCCCAGACCGTTTCGATCATCGGATAGTGGGCCGGTTCATCCAGCCACACCGCGCCGTGGTTCGGGCCGCGGAGCCGGTCGGGTTCCTCGCCGGTGAATGCCTGAATGCGGTGCTCGCTGTGCCGTCCGCGTCCGGGCAGGGTGATCCGGCGCTTGGAGGGTTCCCAGAGGGCGTTGACCTTGGCGTTGTCGAAGGCGGCGAGCAGTCCCGATTCACCTTCCACCATCACGTCGCGCACGTGCGGGAGGGTCGGGCCGATGATGGAGGTGAAGGCAATGGACTCGCTCATCTTGCGAATCCACTCCGAGCCGCAGCGGGTCTTGCCCGAACCGCGACCGCCGCGCTGCAGCCAGACCAGCCAGTCGGGATCGGACGGGGGCCACTGATCGCCGCGGGCGTGCTTGTAGTCGTACTTCCCGTGCGGGAGGCCATCGCAGCTGGGACCCCGCGTGCAGTACCAGACCTTGCGGTCCTTCTGTGCGAGGGACACCATGGCGAGGAGCTTGTCCTTGGACTTTTGATCCCAGTTCTGCCATTCGTTGACATCAAGCTCCGGAGTGGCGCTCATCGCTCCCCCTGCAGATCCTTCAGGCCCTCTATCAGCCATGGTCCCATTCCAAGGCCGTCGTCGTGGGTTCGGACGCTGCTGACCCTCCGTTCCGCGACGGACTGGGGCTTGGCGGAATGCCTGACCACCTCTGTGAACGGCACGCCGAGGTCGTGGGCGATGAAGGCCGCGGCGGCACGGCGGACGTATGCGGTCATCCCCATCCCCCGGCGCTTCGCAGCCTCATCGAGCAGCACGCGGAACGGGTCGTCGTAGAAAATGTAGGTGCCGTTCTTGCGCACGGTGGTGATCCTGCTGACTTTCTTCTGCCGGTGCCGGACCCGGGCGAGGGCGTTCTCCATCCATTCCGGGTCCTCGTCGCGGTCGGCCCAGCCCTGCAGGTCGGGGTTCGGGTTCGCCATCAGTCCTCCTCCAGCACTTCGGCGTCGAGGATGTTTGCTTCCTCCGCCTCGGGTTCCTTTCGGGCCAGCGCCATCATGTGCGCCACGTACTGCTGCAGATGCTCGTCGGTCGGCGTGATCTGCACCTGCGTTGGCGCGTCCACGCCCCACAGGCGCATGATCCTGTCCGTGATCGCCAGTGCCCGTGCGTTGTAGGCGAGATGGTCAGGGTCGGTGGGGTCGACCGCCTTTCCCATGACGGACTGCAGCAGCCGGTTCAGCCGCCTGTCCGCGAGCACCCGCTGCTGGTCGCGCTCCTCCGGGGAGTCGGCGGAAGCTGCCAGCACCCGTTCCACCGCGAGCCGCGCCCTCGTGGCCGAGACATAACCGAGCGCCTTGGCGATGTTGGTGTACGAGGTGCCCGCGATGCGCAGTGCCACCGCGGACTCGGCCTTGGTGTTCGTCTCAGAGACGACGAGGTCGGCGTTGGGTTCCTCGCCGTTCTCGACGGCCTTGGCGAACGCCTTGGCCCCGGTCATGATCCGCGCTTCCTTCTCACCCACGCCTGACCTCCTTTCCAAAGGTGAACAACTGTTCCAGTCCGGTGTTGTGGTTGTCGTCCATGGACACCTGTACCCGCAGCTTCCACACCGGCACCCAGTCCATCGGTGCGCTGTACTCGGAGACGAACACCCTCGCCCCGAGTTCGCTCCATTCACGGGCGGTGTCCCAGAACTGCGCGGAGTCGAAGCGACCAACAGCGCCGTAGCCGGTGGTGTTCTCATACGGCGGGTCGCAGTAGACCAGCGCGCCGGGACCGATGACCTTCCCGGCGTCGAGGTAGTCCTGATGCCGGATGTCGGCGTGCCGGAACCGCCTTGCCTTCAGCCGCAGTGAACGGGATGCCTCGGCTGCGGGGTTGCGGCCATCAATGTGCTTGGCGTACCCGGCGAACCACTTGGCTCCGTAGGACGCGCCGAATCCGGCGAGCGCCTTCATGGCCGAGGGTTCCTCTGCGGCCTTCAGTTCATCCCACTGGGTGCGGGACATGTACCCCGGCGGCACCCAGCCGTTGATGACCTCATTCCAGAGCATGATGAGGGATTCGTTGGCGTCGGACAGGTGCACTTCGGTGAACTCCGGGGCCATCAGCGCGGCGACCGAACCTCCGCCGAGGAACGGCTCGACGTAGTAGCTGGCCCCGTTCCTGTTGGCGCGCATGACCGCAGCCAGTTGAGGGGCCACCCGCGTCTTGCCGCCCATGTACCTCACAGGTCCGCGATCCTTGCCTGCTCCGGGAAGCGCTCAGCGAGTTCGGCGAACAGGGTGTCCCGGGAGTCCCGGTCGTTCTCGAAGTCCACGACCACCTGATAGATGCCCGAGGGGGCAGCGCCGAAGCCGTGGTCCTGCGGGATGTCCGGGTCCATGGACATCGCCAGCAGGAGGTTCTGGTAGGAGGTTTCGTCGTAGCCGGTTCCGGCGAGTCCGAGGTCGGTGTTGTTCAGTTCGGTCAGCAGGGATGCAACCGCCTGCTCGTCGAGCACCGCGAGCTTGCCGGTGCGGTTGTCCGCGATCATGTACCTGACCGCGCCGCCCTCATCCATGTGGTCCACCCAGATCACCGGGATGTGGGTGGCGCCCAAGGCGTGCAGCGCCTGATAGCGGTGGTTGCCCGCGATGATGTTCCCGGTCTTGGCGTCGGCGGTGACGGCGGTGACGAAGCCGTTGACCTCAATGGACTCAATCAGCGCATCGAGGTCGCCGTTGTTGGGGTTGGCCTGATGCTGGTGCACCGAGTCGATCGGCACCAGAAGGGGCTGGACGCCCTTGGCGAACCGAACAGCTTTCACTTGGCAGCCTCCCCCGTGGCGAGGCAGACCTGCACATAGCGCTCCAGTTCCAGCGCGGCCCGCGGGTTCAGCCCCATGTACCAGCCATCGGCCCAGTGCAGCGTCTCCTCGGTGAGAGTGACACCGCGCAGATCGTGCAGGTGAATGATTGCCCGGTAGCACTTGGTGTCGGTGAGGATCACTCCGTGCCCGCGGGTGCGCCACTCCTCCTTGATGTTCTCCCTCGCCCAGCTGCGGAAGCGGGAGAGGTTAGGCAGGATGACGTAGTGGTTTTCCAGTGTCACTTCTCTTTTCCTTCGTCTTCGATGCCGAATACAGCGCACGCAATCCCTTGGCCGGGGAGCCGAAACGGCGGGTGAGGTCGGCAACCTCGTTCTTGGTCAGCCGGACGGAGACGACCTCGGACTTGGCGCTGGGGCCGAGCGTTGGCCGGGGCATCAGGAGCCCTTGTTCAGCATGAAGCCGCAGCCCCAGAGCAGGGACAGCACGATGAACACCATCAGCGCGATGACGAAAATCCGCGTGCCCCTCATCGGGCGGCGCAGGTGCCTCATTCCGCCTCCCGATACCTGCGGCGGAACACGGAGTCTTTGCAGGGATAAAACTCGCCTTCGGTGCCCAGAATGATCCACCCGCCGAGGGAGACGCTCATGTCGCCTTCAAGGGTGGTGATTTCCAGCACCTGCGGCTCACCGCTCGTCCACTGCACGGCCCCGCCGTTGTCGACAATCCAGTCGATGACGTCGCGGCTGTTCTCCCCGGTCCACCGCATCGCCTCGATGGTGACCGGGACGGAGGTGTACCTTCCGGGTTTCACGAAGCCTCCTCGTATTCGTTCTCAAACTCTTCCGGGTCCCAGCGGTAGAAGATGTCGTTGCGCTTGACCAGATAGTCACCGTCGGCAAGGGAAGTCATCCCCGCCGGGGACTGCAGGGCGACGATGGCCGGGGTGCTGCCGCCACTAATCTCCAGTCCGGGGCAAAAGGCCAGCAGTTCGGCCTCGGTGGTGATGCCCCTGCGGTACTGCAGCGCAGTGATCGAGCAGGGACGGGCCTTGTACTTGTGCACTGTCATGGCTCACTCCTTGCGTTTGCCGTAGTAGTGGAACGCTTCAAGATTCGTCAGTCCGGTGTCGGGGTCCACGTCATCCCAGTACTGATCGCAGGCCGCGCACTGGCCATAGGGTTTCAGGTCCCGGGTGATGTGCCAGTGCCGGGGAGTCATCTCTTCCTCCGGGTGCGGGTGATCAGATTGCCCAGCAGGTAGGCGATCCCGAAGGCAACATGGCTAAGCATGCTGCGGAACACTGACAGTCCGCTGCGGCGTCTCACGGCCACCACCCGATGGCCTGCGCGAGCGCGAAAAACCACCCCACGCAGGAGATGATCGTCATGGTGATGAACATGGACTTGTAATGGTCCGCCCGGCCCTGCCAGTAGTGCCGCAGAATGCGCATCTGGGACAGCGCTTCCAAATCCTCGGCCTCCGTCACTGTTTCCTCCTGAGTACGAGCGCGTCAATCCCCTCCCGGGGCATCCTGCCGTACATTCTGACCATCTCCGCGGCCCGGTGGGGTTCAACCGCCGTCTGGGTGAAGGGAAGCGGCTGGCAGCGGAACCAGACCGCGACCACGGTGCCGTTGCTGTCCGTTTCGACGTTGACCTCACCGTTGCGGTGGATGGTGCCGTCCCCGCCGTAGTAGCGGATGTCCGTGGGGTCCTCTACGGGTTCACTCATCGCCCGTACCTTTCAAGGAGCCACATGGCGACCCAGCCGCAGGTCCAGCCGAGGACAAACCACGACAGTCCGTCGATCCGGGGCGCCGGTTTTGGAGCCTTGGGTGCCTTGAAGGCGATCACGGGATCACCGCCTGATACAGCGCGGTAAGCAGGGGCGAAAGCAGCACCCCAAGGAGCATGCCGAGGAAGAAATACAGCCAGCGGTTCACAGCGCCACCGCCAAAAGCGCACCGGCCACAAGCCCCACGCACAGCGCCAGCGTCAACAGCCCCCAAAAGGCCAGCAGCGCATAGCCGGGGTGGTCCCCGTCGTGCTCATGGGGCGTCAGCGGCCCCCAGTGAAATCGGTCCTGATCCAGTTTGCTCATGACGGGCATCCTTCCGGGTTGGTGTGATCCACAGAATATCCGTAATACGGCTCCATTCTCCCCCCGAAACGCGGTGGTAGCCTGTTGCGGGCGATCCCGACCGCAACCAACTGCCGGGACCACCCATGAAGCCCCGCCGCTGCACTTGAGTCCTGCATGGCGGGGCTTTCCTTTACAGTGGAGCCATCTGCACGTGCCACGTTGCCAGATGCCAAGGCCCCGGGGTTTGCGACTTCACCGGGGCCTTTGGTTTTGCCCCCGAGGCGAAGAATGTTCGGCTCCGCACGGTGGGCGATGGGCACTTTTGTCCCAAAACAGGCCCAAAAGTTGCACAATCTGCGCCGTTTGATGCCTCTGACCGAACAATATTCGGCGGCCAAGGGGTCCGATCAGCCGTTTTGCCCCCCGAATGAGGCCGTATACGGAAACCCGTTCGGGAAATCAGGGGTTCCACCGAATAAACTGCCGGTTACAGGGGTGCTTTTTGGACAAATTGTTCAGTCTTTCCCCGTTTCACTGACAATCCGCGGTCTCCCGCCCGTGGGCGAACGATAATCCGTGCCAAAAACAGGGCCAAAAATTGGACAAATTGCTCAATCGGGGACGTTTACACTTTCACCCCGCACAGGCCAAAAGGCCGTGAGGCAAAACGTAAACGGATTCCGCGGGGGAGGGATTTGGATAAGGGGACGGGCAGCGGGGACCCAAGCCCGGCGTGTCGGCGTTGTACTCACGTAGGGGCTGGGAGTACTCAGTTTCGGCGCTGAACGGCCATTGTCACTACTTGGAGTACTCATTTTTCGGCGGTTTTGCCGGCTGAAACTACCTGTTTTACGGCGTGTCGGTACTCGACTTTGGTTGCTAACCCTTGACATCGCCTGCCACCCATACAACTCTGTGATTGTCCGGCAAATTCGCCGGGCACCACCCCGCTATCGGGCACCCGATAGCCAACCCGAAAGATAGGTGAGAAGAATGGCTACTACCCAGTCTTCTGTCGTACCTGCGAGCGCCCAAACGCTGGCAACCCAAGCCGAGGCCCGTTCCATGGCGGACCTGAAGAAGGCCTTCCTGAAGGCGCAGGAGCAGTACAAGACGGCCGATGACGCCTACGCGAAGGCTGCCAAGGACCGCGCCGTTGCCATCGTTTGGATGGCGCGTAGCGCCTACGCAGCTGCGACGCACCCCTCCGTGGTGACCAAGCGTTACCCGGTGAACGTGACGCAGGCTGCGAAGGCCTTGGATATCCCCTACGCGACCCTTTACCCCTACGTGCAGGCTGGGTTGGCGCTGGCCAAGAAGCAGCGGGAGGGGCTGCTGTCGGTGCCCGATGACACGGACATCAGCCTGACCCAGCGCTCCCTCGACGAGGGTGAGCGTGCCCGCCAGACCGCGAAGCGGGTTGCGGACAAGAAGAAGAAGGAGGAGCTTCAGGCTGCAGCGGACAAGTTGGCTGCTTTGGAGGCTGCGAAGGGTGACGCGGAGGCCCCTCCGGCGGAGGGCACCCCGGCGGAGGCGGAGGTTCCGCCAGCCCCTGCGCCTAGCTTGGCTGAGGAGGCTCAGGCTACGGCTCGGCAGCTCGTGGCGCAGGTCAAGCTCCTCCGCGAGGAGAAGGCTTGGTCCGGCGATACAGCAGCCTCCGTGGTTGCGATCCTGTCGGAGGCCTTCCCGGTCCTGAGCAAGTAGCGCTGTAGGAGCCTCCCCTAGTTCCCGCTAGGGGAGGCTCCCCTTCCCCTTTATCCCGCTATCGGGTGACCGATAGCCAACCTGGTTAGGAATTGCTATGTCTTCGTTTCCCGTTTACATCGAGGTCGAACCTGCCTATGGGCGCGACTACACCAGCGCCAAGGCTGCCAAGGCTGACTGGCACGCCGGAGTCGACTTCTTCATTCCCGCTACCCAGCGCTACGTTTCCGTCCGTGACGCGCAGCGCGACCCTGACCTCCGCGTGATTATCCGTTACGCCAAGTCCCGCAAGGTGACCGGCGTATAACCTCCCCAGTCCGGCCGACGGTTCACCCCGTCGGCCGGACTTTCTTGTGCCCTTCGCGCTGGCGCTGGTCCGGGGGAATCCCCGGCCCTCCCCTCCCCCGTAGGGGCGCGCCCGATTCCCGCTTCCGTCCGGGGAAAAACTTCCTTCGTTATCGGTTGCCCGATGACCGTTTTAAAAATCCGCGTCATGGCATGCGTCATGGCACCGAAGCGCCATGGCAAGGCGTCATGGCATCGGCCATGGCACGCGCGGGTCATGGCATTTGGGCCATGGCATCGGCCCGCCTTCCTATCCCTTCCCATTTGACAAACTTTGCCAAACCATGCTATGCTTGAATCTCACGCTTCCCCCACGCCCAAGTGGAGGAAGCCGGTATCGGGCAACCGATACCGACCCACCAAGAAAGGCTGCCAACAATGCGCTACCAACCCGCGATTGGCTTACTCACCGCACTCACCGCTTTCACCACGCTCACCTCCTGCGCTGCACCACCCCCGCAGGAGGATGACCCCGGCTTCTCCTGCCATACCCACGGCAACCTCGTGTGCGGTGACGCAGCGCAGACCCACGCAGCCACCGCGTGGCAGGCGTGGGACCGCACGCAGGGGTGGCGCACGCTGCGCGTCGACCCCGCCCGCCCGTTCCGGGTGGACTACGTGGGCACGGCCACCGCATACCCGACGCTCACCGACGGGGAGGCTGCGATCCTGTGGACTGACGGGAAGTACTACGTCTTCCGTGCCAACTACACCGACGCACCATCGGGCGACCGATAGCCATGGACGAGAAGACTTTCCTCGCACTGGAATCAGCCATGCTCTGGGCGTGGCGCATCTCCATGGACGCAGCGTCTGACGGCAACCGCACCCGCGCCAACCGCGCTGCGCTGCTTGCGTCCGGCTTCGATGCGTGGCGCAGCCTCACCGAACTCCGCGCCGAATACCGCGCAACCAACTAACCCCCCGGTATCGGGCGACCGACAGCTACCAACCCATGGTCGCCCGATACCACCCACCGAAAGGAATCAGCCATGCTCAGTAACCTGCCCCCCGGAGTATCCGAATCCGACCCGCACTTCAACCCGCCGGACGACGAGGAGAAGCCCACGTGGGAGAAGCCCTGCGAGCGGTGCGGGCACACCGTCGCCCGCTGGCGGGGCATGAGCGATGTCTCATGCGACCACTGCGATGCGCAGTACAACGCCGGAGGCCAGCGCCTGCGGGATGACTGGCGCGGGAATCCCTCCGTCTGGGATGACCGGGTGGGCGACCTCGAAGGCTACGAGATTCAGCACATGGGGGATGAGTAGCCATGGCACGGATCGAGGACTGCCACGAGTGCAAGGACAACCTGCGCTGGGAGTCCATCGTGGACGAGGACGGCCCACGCAGGCGCATGACCCGGCGTGAGATACGGCGTGAGCATTCCACGCACGGCACCCGCGCATCGGGCAATCGCCCATGGATTCCGGGCACCCCGATACGGCTGGACCTGCTCATGTTCCGGCGCAACGGCGAGTACGTGGGCACCATCCTCCGCCATGGCAGCAAGCCATGACCACCAAGTATCGGGCGACCGATAGCCACCACCGATAGGAGCACCACCATGGACTGGTTTGAACAGCTTGCCAAGGCCAAGGCCAACGGCAGGGAGTACGCGGACAACGGGATCGCCGCTGGCGAGCGCTTCCCGCAGGAGTCCCCGCTCTCAGGGGAATGGGCGGGGGCGATCACTCCCCGTGACGTGGTGAACATGGCCGCTGGCGAGGGTGCCTTCGACAATGCGCAGGACTTCGAGGTCACGGACCTGTGCGACGCATGGGAGGACGGGTATAACTCCGCGCCATGGCCGGAGTATCAGGAGCGGCTGCGAAGCTTCCAGCCCGGCGGATTCCGGCCCGGCGATCAGGTGGAAATCCTCGTGGGCGGACAGTGGACGGGCACCTACACGGTCACGGACGGGGAGGGGCGCTCGCCTGAGCACCTCGTCCTGCGTGGCAGGCATGGTGTGTTCGAGCACCACAACGACGCGCCGCACAACATCAGGCGTGCGTCGTGAACGTCGTGCTGGAGACGGTCTACAAGGGCCATGAAATCGTGGTCATGGAGTCGGTCGACGGCACCTTCCTCGTGGATGTGCGGGCCGATGCGGAGGACGGGCCGATCATCTTCGGATACATGGACCTGCCCACACGGGAGGCTGCGCTGTCCATGGGGAAGGCATTCATCGACGAGCCGGACGGACACTCCGACCCTCGTCCACCCACTCCCATGTCTTGACAAACATGGCCAAACATGGTAAACTGGAAGTGGCGGGGGAGGTATGCCCTCCCCCGCTTTACCATCGGGCGACCGATACCCACCCACCGAACGGAGCCACCATGCCCGGCCTCACTGCCAGCCAAATCGCCATGTCCCACACCATCGACGACATCGAAACGCTGCGTGAAAATGCGCTGCGCACCATGATCGAACAGGTGGACCTGCTCACTGATGCGCTCCACGCCCTGCGCAACGGCAGCCCGGATGTGACGGACGAGTTCCTCGACCGTGCCATCACCAGCATGACGCGCCACATCACCGCCCACCGCGCTGCCCTCGACGCCCAGCGCGCCATCTGACCATCGGTCGCCCGATACCAACCCAATACCGAATGGACCGGCCATGCCTGACTTCAGCAACCGCGAATACTTCGACTGCAAGTATGCCGACCGAGGCTACATCGAGGCGCTCAGCGCCACCATCTCCCCACTTTGGCCCTTCGCCGTGGTGGTCATCACCGGCAACTACAAGGAGACGGTCGCATGGTGCTCGAACATCAGGCAGGCCCGCGAAGTAGCCGCCCTCCAGTAGCGCCGACCCTGCGCTACGCTCCCTGCGTGGGTGTACCTAACCCACCAGCAATGACCCCGTTTCAACCATCCAGATAGGGCTGCCCGAATTGGCTACCGACCAACCTCCAACCCCACTGCCTTCCACTCCCCCCATCACCCCGTCATCGGTGATGGGGCCGGACGTGCTCGCGAGCCTGCCCGTTATCCGCGCCGAGGTGGCGAAGACCCTCGCTGCGCTGGAGCGCATCATCCACGGGAGCACCCTATGAGCGACGAAGCCAAGGTCATCATTGTCCTTGCCATCTGCTGGGCTGCCATTGTGATTGCCGTGGCGGTGTTCCAGTGAGCGAACTGTTCGTATCCAATGGCGGATACGGGGGCAAGGTTCGCTGCGTTGTGTGCGGCAGGACCGGATACCCCGACAGCCCATGGCAGGACGCCTGCATCGTCGGTCACCCCTTTGCCTGCAGCTGCGGGCGCAAGTTCGCCAGCAAGCAAGGCCTCTCCGGACACCTGAGCAGGGTGTCCGGGCACTACCCACTAGATGTCCGCACCGAATCCGGTGCCGGATGAATGAACTATCGGGCAACCGATAGCCAACCCAACTGAATACAAGGAGCTATCCGTAATGATCGCTGCAACTTTCCACGGACCAAACTACAACTCGCCGAACAATGACGAGTCCACCATCGAGGTGTTTGAGAACAACGGCCATGTCATCACAGCCCTGTTCGAGCGCTACGATGCGAACGGACGCAGGCCACTGCCCGTCCGCTTCCTGAACGGCAACTTCGGGGACATCATCTTCCCCGCCGTCACCCCCGGCCACTACTTCCAGTGCTGGGAAATCACCGACATCGAGGATGAATCCGATGCGGAGGGGCAGGTGCTTGAAGCGCTGTCCCGTGTGCACATCGGCTCCCCTGACTGGACGATGCACCTGCGGCCCGACGAGCGCCGGGGCACAGGCGTCATGATCCTTGTCGAGAAGCGGTGAACGGCCATGGAATCTACACACCTGCCTGACCCATGGGAACTCACCCGCGAAGAGCCTGACGCCTACAGGGACTGGCAGTACGAGGTCCGCAACGGCGACACGCTGCGCGGGTTCCAGTCATGGTACGAGGAACGGGTATCGGGCGACCGACAGCAGAACTTCTACCTCACCTTCGGCGTGCAGTACGCCACCGAGCCGCACCCCATGGGAGTGAATGTCGACCCGAAGGGGTGGGTGCGCATCGCCGCAGCCACGGAGGAGGAGGCGCGGGCCATTGCCCTCGCCCACTTCGGCACCCACTGGTCACGGCTTATCCCCGAGGAGCACTTCCGGCCGGACTACTTCCCCGCCGGGGAGCTGACGCACCTGCCCATACCGGGCCGCAGCTACCCGCCCCTCTCCCACTACTCCGAGGACCAGCCATGACCGTCATCCACTATGCCCTCGATGAGGCGTCACCTCCGGTCTTTGCCTGCGAAACGCGGATGCCGGGGGCCAAGTTCAGCCCCGTCGTCACGGAGGTGACATGCCCGGACTGCATCGCGTCCGAGTACTTCCCTCGAACAACCATGCTGCGCATGCAGCGGAAGGCTTCGGCGATGCGCCGTCGGGCGACCGATACCCACGAGTTCAAGTTCACCGTGAAGGTTAGGTGCGAAACCCGCCAACAGGCGGAGCGGGTGATGGGCGAGCGCATCTTCACCGACGCAGACTATGGATTCCCGTATGAGATATGGGTCATGGGCGCTGCCAATGATCCGGGCAGGGGTGAGTGATGAACTGCAAGCACTGTGGACAGCCCATTGTCTACGTCGAGGACTACATCTGGGTGCACCGGTCCCGGCGCGCAACCCTGACGGGTGACCTTTGTGAACCAGACAAGGGCTTCGGTAACTCCACGCTCGCCGAACCGAAGGAGGATGGGTAGCCATGGAGATGCGTACCCCTGCCGACCTGCTCGCCTACATCCCCATCCTGATAGAGCGGGAGCCGAAGGAGGTCCTCGTCCTTGTGTCCATCAAGGACGACGCCGTGCAGGCGGGGCTGGTGATGGAGCACTGCACGGCCATAGACGAAGCGCCACTGTATGTCAGGTCCGTCATGGACTCGCTGGCAGAACTCCAATCCGATGCGCTGGCCATGGTCTTCTATACGGAGACGGAGAGTTCCTGTGAACATGAGCCTTACAAGCTGGTCTACGACATCATCACGTTCGCGGTCCAGCAACTCACGGATGTCACCGTACTGCCCGGTGTGCTCGTCAAGGGCGGGCGCTTCACCTGCTACGGCACCGGACACTGGCATGACCTCGCGGAGGTCAAGGACTCCGTGCTGGCTGCCGGGCTGGTCCTCGGGGGTGAGTCGCTGGTGCCGGAGGAGGCGTCCGTTACTGCGCCCACCGCAGCCACGGAGGCGTTGACTGCGGCCATCGACCAAGCGGTGTCGGACATGCCGGAGTTCCCGCGGAGCATCGCCGAGTCATGGCAGCACCCATACACACGTGAGGCACGGGACCTGTTTGAGTCCCTGCTGCAGCGTGGGTTCGGGGCGACGGAGACGGAGGCCGTGCGCCTCATTGCCTGCTTCCAGCACCCGGTAATCCGTGACCGGCTCATGGTGGATACCCTCACCCCCACCATGGACATGCAGACGTTTGCGGAGACGATCACCGGCACCGGAATGGAGCCAATACCCGTCGGCAGGGTCAAGGCAGCCGTGCGTCTGCTGAACAACCTGATGCAGTACGCCGATGGACGGCACCGACTGACGCTGCTGACCACTCTGGCGTGGCTGCACTGGGCGCAGGGCCGAGCCGGGGATGCGGTGATGTACTGCCGGGCTGCGCTGGAAGTGGATGCCGACTTCCAGTTGGCGTCCATGTTCCTGCGCTACATCCACGACATGAAGCGCATGCCCGCCAACATCTTCATGAGGCTGCAGTGAACGGCCGGAGTATCGGGCAACCGATAGCCAAACCCCGGCCCCCAAGGGTTCCCCTTTGGGTGACAGAGAAGGAACTCTCCATGATTGCTGCGGCATTCAGCGGATTCCAAGGCGGACTGGCGGAGGCCATCCACGCTGCGCTCCTTGAAGCGAGGAAGGCCCGCACCGAACACAACCGTGCGCTCCGTGCTTACCGCAATGAGCGCCGCACCCGAGGCAAGCACTACCAACCCAATGAAAGGAACCATGATGCGCACTGAAACCTATGTCCGGGCATACCCGGACTGTGACATCTGCAAGTACGAGCAGGGGCGCACCACCGAGGCGCACTACGACGGACGCACCACCGGCGGACAGTGGGCCAATATGTGTGATGTTCACTTCGCATCCCGTGGCCTCGGGCTGGGCGAGGGCAGGGGCCAGCGCCTCATTGTGGGAGAGAAGCCCGAGATGACCGAGGCCGAGCGCCGGAAGCAGATTCATCAGGCCGTGGCAGACGGTGACCTCGACCTCGCCGAAGAACTGATCGGCGACGGCGACATCGCGGAGTGGTTGTGACCCGCGGCGTCAGGGGGTCAGGCCCCGTATGGGAAGTCCTGCGCCGTCGCACCGTCAACCGAGGGCTGCGCAATGAGCAGACGTACCTCATGCGCTTCACCTATGCGCTCGGGCCGTACATTGAGGTCTGGTGGCAGGGTGGAACTGCCGCATTCGAGGTCATCAACGTGTGGGACTACGACCAGAATGCACCACGCATCACCCGCCGGGAGGAGTTCCGCGCCGCAGTGGATAAGTGGCTGGAATCCCTGACCGGGGATGACCTGCGCACCTACCGGGAAAACACTTGAAAGGAACCGTCATGGGCTACGACATGTACCACGAGCACCAACCAGCGGCTGAACTGGCTGCCTACGATCAGGCACGCGCCGAGTTTGATGAGGCGCTGGCCAAGCGGAAACCCTTCGAGCGGGGCACGCCCGAATGGACTGAGGCGCAGAGGACCGTCGATGTCGCCTACGACAAAATGAACAGGGCGCGGTCGTACTACTTCCGCCTGAATCTTGGTGGCATGAGCAAGTATCTGGAGGCCATGGATTACCTCGGGATGATCGACTGGGAGGCAACCCCGCCACTGCCGCGCGAGTGGAGTGCCATCGACTGGGATGCGGACGAAGCCAAGGCGGAACAGTACGCGGAGAGCCTGCGCACCCGCACTTCCCACGCACCTCGGGGAATGCCCGGCTATAAGTTCAACTCGAACGACGGCTGGCTGGTCGCGCCCGGCGAAGTCAAGGCTGCGCTGGCTCACTATGTCCACCCCGATGACCCGCAGTTCTTCATTGAACGCGACATCGAGGAGGACTACTGGAATGAGTGGATTCAATTCCTGCTCAATGCCGTCGACAGAGGGGGCTTCCGTGTCTACTGATTAGGAGCTTATTGCCCGCCGTATATAGCTTTGTCCACATATCTGAATGCACAGAAAGGCTACCAACAATGGACGATGACGACGCTCCCAAGCCCGTCGGGTGGAGCAAGAGCGCACACATGAGTCGGGCCGAGGACCTGCTCGCGCAGGCCCATACGGTCGACTCGAACTATGCCAACTACCTCGTAAGCAAGGCGCAGGCTGAAGCCTCGCTGGCCGTTGCCTACGAGCAGAGAACGGCCAACCTCATCGCATGGCAACTCGCCGAGCGCACGGGAGACTGGTCCATCATCGACGCCCGGCTACAGACAGGGTGAGGAATCGGGCGACCGATACCGCACTATCAACCCACAGGAAAGAGCATTCCAATTATGGCAAGCGTGCCCAAGAAGAAGTCCGGCCCGACGAGAGCCGGTGAACGAGTCGTATCACAGCAGGCGCAGCCCGAGCACGAGGGTCGGTACATCGACCCGCTATCCGGCAGGCCAAGGAAGCTTGCCGCAGGGGCGATGGCAGCGATGCAAAGGGAGTTTAGAGAAGGCGTTCCCACTCGGGAGTTGGCCCAGAGGTACGGCGTCTCGACGTCGCTCGTGCTCACGATCAACTACTTCCAACCAAAGGGCACGCCCCCTCAACGCCCAAGACCACTCGACAAGCGCCCCGTCATTTACCCCGACGCTGACTGAGCATGCCACCTCGGATCAACAGAACTGACCCTGATTTCGCCGACCGATTCTGGTCAAAGGTGGATGTTCGAGAACCAGATGAATGCTGGCCATGGCTGAAGGGCCTGAACAACGGCTATGGAACCCTCGGATTCGAGCGCAGGGTGCACGCAGCGCACCGTGTCGCCTACGAGCTTGGGGTCGGACCTATCCCCGACGGCCTGCTCATAGACCACACATGCCACAGCACGGACATGTCCTGTCCGGGTGGCTTGGCCTGCATGCACCGCAGGTGTGTGAATCCACGGCATCTTGAGCCGATGGAGTTTGCCGTAAAGCAAGCGGGGAACCGCGCCAAGAGAAGAAAGGGATCGAAGTGAAGTATGTGAATCTCCACGATGTCACAGCAGCCAACGAGTTGCTGATGTCCATGGGAGCAGACGATGCGCTCCCGAAGATTGCAGCCGTCGCCATTGAGCGAAGTCTCGAACTGCAGCACCGCATTGACCGCGCTCTAAGATATTCCGCCGAGGCCCACGCTCACAACTCGCTGCACGTCAGACAGATTGAGCGCATCCTTGATGGAAGCATCACCATCGACGACGAACTCAACGAGGTCGTGCCCGAGCCTCAGCCTGTACCTCAGCCTGCGCCCCAGAGGGAACTGTCACACCAGCCACGGGAGCTGGGTGCGCTGGCGGGGCGCAACAAGGAGGAGCGCAAGGCGTTCCGGGCGTGGGCGGAGGAACAGGGCTATGACCTGCCTCCGAACGCGGTGCCCCATGAGTATGTCGAAGCCTACGACATGGCGATGGCAGGGCAGACCCCACCACAGCTGCCGATCAATCCCAGAAAGAACCCGCACAGGACGCCTGCGGTGGGATCACGGGGCAAGCTGAAGCCCGGCCATGGGCTGGGCGGCAGGACCGCGCAGCAGCGACAGGAACTGCGACGGTGGCTGGCCGAGCAGGGCTTCGAGGGGGTCAACCCGTCAGGCCGCATCCCGCAGAAGTACATCGACGCCTATGACGAAGCGCAGGCCGAGCTTCGGCGCATGCGGGCAGAGCAGTACAGGCAACAGCAACTCCAGCAGGAACAGCGGGAGCAGCCCGAACAGCAGCAGGAACAGGCTGCCTCATGACCCCCTCATGACACTTCCCACGTCTTGACAAAACTAGCCAAGTCGTGATATACTTGGAGCATGGGGAAAACCCTGTCCTGAATCCTGACGGCCATCGGGCGACCGATTGCCAGCCCTGAACGGAGTACTCATTGACACAACACGTCGCCTATTGCTGGAACGGCGACCTCTTTTGCGAAGGGTGCATCGTAGCCATGTTGACCGAACATGAACCATGGTCCGCGTGGCGCGATGCCGGGAATGAATCAACGGGGAGCGCAGCCGAATGGGAACTTGATGACATTGCCAGCATGTTCCGCATCGACCGCTGGGACAGAGAGCAGGTAGCCCGGCGCGGCTTCCCTGCACGGCTGGCCGTAGTGCCCCGCAGCTTTTGCCGCTTTTGTTTGCAGTGGTTTTCATGACTATCGGGCGACCGATGACCGCACCACACCAACCCCTGAAAGGAAACAGATGAGTGACACACCGCCGCTCGACTCGTACATGTCGCGGCACCTAGAGGCGATGATGGACCCCCGGACCCCGGAGGAATCCAGCATCGTGAACCTGATCGGCGAGCTTGCCCGGCTCTCCGACCGCTACCGGCACGACCGGGTGATGCTGCCCTCCATCGAGAACCTTGCGACCTGCATCATCCGCATCGCAGCCAACGGCAATGCAGGCAGGATCGACCCGAGCACCGTGGACAAGCAGGTCCGTGACATGGTGCGCCGCGCAGGAGGTGACTCGGACAGTGTCGGATGAAGCAGCAGCGCGCCAGCGCAGCCTCACTGAGGAAACCCAGCCCATGGATGTCCTGCCCTCCGTTCCGGACGTCCTCCCTCCAGCGCCCGAGCAGTGGAGCCGTCCGCACTGGAACCAGTGGCAGCACAACTACCCGCTACTGGTGGCGACCATGGCGGCGCACGCCGACGTGCCCGAGTCGGAGGTGGTGGACCATCTGCGGGAACTGTTCATGTCCGTAACCTCGGACCCGAAGGTGCTGCCGCTGCAGGTTCATCCCCTCGTGCTGCGTCAGTACCTCAACGAGTACGTCGCTGTGGGGTAGGAGTGCGCCAGTACCGGGTTACCGAATCCACCGGCGGGGAGGTCACCATTACCTCCCACTGGACCAGCACGCAGGAGACGCTTGAAGCGTTTGTTGCGCTGGTCGAGGCCCATGCAACCTCGCCTTCCAAGGCGTCGGTTCTCATAGGCCGGGCAGAACAAAGGCTGCCCGGCCTACCCGTCGGGTGCGCCATCAGTGCGCTGCCCAACGACACCCACCGCATCGCCATCGAACGGTTATCGGACGCCCGATAGCCGATAGAAAGGAATGAACCTAATGTACCCGGCTACCAACCGCATGCACTTTATCGACCCCGTACAGGACGCGGCTGTCGACACCAAGAGAGTCCTCGTCCTGCGTTCCAGCGGGGGATGGGACGGCAGGCTCATCAACACCATCGTCCACGTTCGCAAGCAGCGGCACTTCGATGGATACCACGTCTGGTACGTCACCAATGACGGCTACCACGTGCAGGGCGCACCGATCAATCCACCCACGCTGAGCCTGTACCAGCCCGTGCTGGGCATCCTGAGTGATGACGTGTTCGTGGTGGGCACCATGAACAGCAGGCCCTACGGAACCAGTCACCCGGTCGTGAGGATTCAGAGGCCCATGCGCTCAGACCGGCGCACCCTCGGCGGTACTCATGAACTGCCTGCGCACCACGCCGAGACGTGGGTAAAGGCTGCACCATGGGCACCCCGCCTGATGCCCCTGCCCACCGACGGCATTCAGGTTGCGACAGCGAAGCTCAACCTCGCCGAGCAGCTGTTCAAGATGCGCAAGGCGCAGGCGGAAATCATCGTGCAAGGCACCATGCGCCAGCACGACGAGGACTTGGAAAACCTCACGCAGGATCACGACCTGCCCACCCCGATCTTCGGAGCGCTGGTGAGGGGTTCTGCCTTCATCCCGGCGAACGAAAACTTGGGACCCGAGACGCTGGATCAGGTGCGGGCTGCAGCCGGTGCTGTCGATGGCATGGCCCTTTCACGGCAGGCCTACGCCAAGGTGGGTGACTTCTCCTTTGTGTACCCATCCGATGTGAGGAGCCGGGAGGACGTGGAGAACTACAACCTGCCCGCCATCAACCGCTACGCGCGCAACCTCCTGCAGCATTCCGACGCGATGCTCGGAGCCGCCTCCCTCACCCCCATCCTGCGCAACCTCGCCTGAAGGAACCGACATGCCCACCACCGAAACAATCAATGCAGTCCTCGGCACCCGTCAGGAGTTCCCCGAGGCGGTGTTCCACGTGGAACCCGGCCCCAACCGGCGGGGAAGTGCCGTCATTTACGTCTCGGGCTTTGCACCGGACACCGAAGCCTCCGATGAAGTGAGGGCGCGGATGATCCAGACCGTGCAACAATCCACCGGCCAGTCCTTTTCCGGCGTGTACTGGATGGTCCGCGACCCGGAGACGAGTATGGCGTGGCGCTGCACCGGCTACCCGCTGGACGAGCAGCCGGTCAACGACGCCCACTACCGCACCCTCCAAGGCCTGCTTGTCCGCTACAACGACGACGACCACATGGACCGGCGGCACCAGCCGGGCCTGCCCTACTCGATCCTCGCCTCACGGGAGGGGCCGTGGCCGCTGCCCAAGGACGGACTGTACCCGAGCGAGGAGACGGACTACCCACCCATGGTGCGGGTGGTCTACGAGGGTGACGACAACGAGGCATCGGGCGACCGACAGCCGGAACCGGGGTACATCGAGGACATCTCCCCGACCGGGGTAACCCGCGGACTGGCGCAGCCCGAGGCGAATGGCCGGGTGCTGAAGAGCCCGGCCCCGGAGTCCGGCGAAATGTACCTCTTGTGGGACGCCAGTGAAACCACTCCCGCCGTCAACGTGGTCACCTACAACGGCACCAACGAGGATTCGGACGAACCCGTGTTCACGCCGCTCGGATTCATTGGGGTCAGCGGTCCCGAGCTTCACTCCTCAGCGTCCATGTATATCCAGACGGAGAACATGGTTTGGGTGAAGGCCATGCTCGCGGTGCCGTCACCGACGGACGAGCAGCTGAGCGCAAGCGCTGCCACGGCTCCGGCACTGCGCACTGAACTCAACACCGAACTGGAGAAGTGGGAGTCGTTCGGTCAGGCGCTGAACTATATCGCTGAGGAGCACGGCTGGTGCGAGCAGTTCGATGACATCATCCGCGACCTTGGCTTCGAGGGCAGGGCGAAGGACTGGTGGGTTGAGGTCGAAGCCGATCTGACTATCGAGGACTCCAACCCTTCATCCCGCATGGATGACCGGCTGGAGTCCGAGTATGGGGTCACCATTTCCGCTTCATCCGTCGAGGTGCGGGGGAAGGTGACGATCAGGGTCAACAGCATCTCCGCCCCCAACTCCGACGAGGCGCAGAACAGTATCGACTCCACCTCCGTAGAGGAGGCGCTGGATGAGGTCATCAGCGGCGGCACCTACACCCTCCACGACTGGGAGGTGACAGACTCCGGCCAAGAGGACTAGGCCGGGTGCAGGTCCGGCAGGGGAGGGGGTAGCCGCCCCTGCCGGGCTTGGGTCTTGCCACCCAGTTACCAACCCACAATCGAAAGGAACATCATGTCCAGTGCAATCAGAAACATCATCACCTCCACCCTCGTAGGCGAGGGCATCAACGTCGAGGACTACGCCGAAGCCATCGACATCGTGACCGGCGCGCTGGCCGAAGAGGCTTACGAAACAGTGGAGGCAATCGTGGAGCGCCTGCGCGAACTGCGGGTGAATGAACTCGACGTTCGCATCGGCACCGAACAGGATGTGCGGGCCTTCCTCGCATCCGTGGGCCTGCCCACCCGTCCGCCACGGGAGGCGGAGCCTGCCCCGCAGGTGAGCCACGACGAGGTTGAGGCGCGGGTCGCCCGCTTGGAGCAGATCATCGAGCCGCTGGACGCCTCGCTGCGGGAAGAGTTGGCCGGACTAAAGGAGGCCGTGGCCGAACTCAAGGCGCTCGCAGCGCGCCACCTCGGCACAACTTCCTAACGGAAGATTGTCTACTTTTAGCAAGAGTTACGGTAGACTTAGTAAGTAAGCCCAATGGATTGCCGTGCGTCGAATCCGCACGCACGGCAATCCACCCCGCCCCCCACACAAGGAGACACACATGCGCAAAGGGAAGATCGTCGGCAAGCTGCCGCCTCGTTCGTCCCACGGAGAGGACTATGACTGGGATGCCATGGCGCTACTTGCCATCCAGCACCCAGAGAACGCGGTGCTCGCCGCCGAACATGTACCGGAGTCACGAGTGAAATCCCTGCGGGCCTATACCCGCTCTCCGTTCATACAGAAACACGGACGAATCATTATTGCTGTCAGAAACTCCGCAGTCGAAGCCGACGGGATACGCTACGGAGACGTGTACTTCCAGTGGCAGTCGAACGAATAGAGGATGATCCAATTTGGCTTTACCAACCATGAGCGGGGAGTTCCGTGTCGTCGGCGACCCTAAGCTTCGCTACACCGACGAAGGCACCCCCGTTGCCAATGTCCGGCTCGTCTGTAACAAGCGCAGGAAGAACAATCAGGGCGGATGGGAGGATGACCCGGAGAAGGTCCTGTGGGCAAACGCCACCCTATGGCGCAAGCCCGCTGAGAACCTTGCCAACTCCATCAGGGACAAGGACCTCGTCATCGTCACGGGCACGTTCTACCTGCGCGAGTTCGAGCACAACGGCGTCCGGCGACAGTCCGTGGAGATAGAGGCGGAGCATATCGCGCCGTCGCTGACTTTCCGCACCACCCCGCACGGTGACCAGCAGCCACCGCAACAGCCACCACAGCAGGGTGGATGGCCGAACCAGCCACCGGCGCAGCAGTCCCCCTACGGCCCGCCACAGGGCCAGCCAGCCTATGCACAGGGTGGTTCGGGCAACCCTTGGGCCACCCAACAGGGGGCGCAGCCCGATCAGGGATGGCCCAACGGTCAGGGGCAACCGCCTTTTTGAGGGGCGGCTATCGGGTGACCGATACCAATGTTGATGGAGACACCGTGTATCGAATGGCCGGGCGCGCTGGACGACAGAGGCTACGGCAGAAAGAACATCAAGAAGAACGGCAAATGGGTCACAGTGCGAACCCACCGGCTCGCATGGGAGGAGGCCAATGGGCCAATTCCCGATGGACTGCATGTTTTGCATCGCTGCGACAACCCTCCCTGCATGAACCCCGAGCACCTGATGGTCGGGGATCATGCGGAGAATATGCGCCAGATGATGGAGCGCGGACTCTGGCGGGATCACTGGGAGGGCAGGGACACGACCCGCTGCAAACATGGGCACCTGCTTGATGGAGACAACCTGCGGGTGGATGCGAAGGGTCACCGGCATTGCCGCACCTGCCGCAGTAGATACAACAAGAAATACAAACAACGGAAGGCAGGGGCCGCTATGACCACAGCAGTAGAGGAAATCGCCACGGTGAACGGGCAAGCCGAGACAGCACAGCAGATCAAAAACCGTTTGCGGAACGAGGCCGAGCGTGAAGTCCTTAACGCTCACCGTGACGAACTGAACGCCATCACGGAGCGCAAGTTCAAGGAGAACAACCTCGTCTACACCCGCCGATTGACCGAGCGGGAGAAGGCCGCGAAGAAGATCGAGGAGCTTCTGGAACAGCACCCGGAACTGCGCTCGACATATGGCGCTCAGGCTCCCACGCAGGGGTAGCCGGACAAGACGAAGGCCCCCGCTACTGGGTGCGGGGGCCTCGTCATTCGGCACCTTCTTGGCTACCAACCCTGAAATGAACCGAGCTTCCAGTATACCCAACAGCGCCACCCGGCGCTTGCGCTAGGCTAACTCTGCCGGGAATGGAAAAGCGCCCCCTGCTTGGTCGTGAGGGGCGCTTCAGATTTCCAGCATCAACACAAATAGGACAGTTGCGAGGACAGTCACTTCCGCCCGTTTGCCTCCATGGTAGCGGGTGCAGTGAAGCAATCGCACATTTTTAAGGAGGGGGCGCTGTGAACAGCAGCCCAACTGGGGGGTCGCGCTGATGTGGTTCCGGGTACACGATGGGTTCCACTCATCACGCAAATTGCTCAGCATCCCCAAGCGTCAGCGCTGGGGAGCCATCGGTCTGTGGACCGTCGCCGGATCATGGGCCATGGATGAAGGCACGGACGGGCACATCCCCGACAACATGATCGCGCATTGGGGGCCACCCCCAAAGGCTGCCGAATCACTGGTGAACGCGGGACTTTGGGAACGGACTCGCGACGGTTTCGACTTCCGAAACTGGAGCGAATACCAAGCGAGTCGGGCCGACATGGACGCCGAACGGGAGGCGAACCGCGTCCGAAAGCAAGAGTCTCGAGCCCGACTCAAACAGCAAAAACTGCGAGAACACGCGGAATCCACGGGGGTGTCACACGTGACAGGTCACACGGTCACAGAGGGTGTCACAACCCCCATACCATCCCATACCATTCCATCCCTTAACAAAGACTCGTCCAAGACGGACGAGGAGTTCGATCGGTGGTACGCCATGTATCCCCGGAAGGAAGCAAAGGCGTCTGCCCGAAAGGCGTTCGCCAAGGCCCGGAAATCGGTGGATATGGATACCCTCATGGCTGCCTTGGGCAGGTACGTGGATTCCGTGAAGGGCAAGGACCGGCAGTACATCGCGCTGCCTGCCTCATGGCTGAACGCCGGACGGTGGGAGGACGAGTACGTCCAGCCGCAACGGCAGAAAGTCCCGACCCTCTTCGCGGAGTTCAACTGATGGACGCGGAGGACCACGTACTCGGAGCGTGCATGCACGCCCCCGAGGCCATACGCACAGCCGCCAAGATCGTCAGCCCCGATGACTTCTACTACCCGCACAAGGCTGGGTTGTACCGGGCGGTGCTCCGGTTGCACACCGACGGGGAGCCGGTCGAGCCGCTGAGTGTCTACACGAAGGCGGTGGAAATGGGCGTCATGCTCCCTACCGGCTACGGTGCCGCGAACATCCAGCAGATATGGATGGACACCCTGTCGGCAGCGTCGGCGGGATACTACGCCGAACAAATCCAGAAGGAATCAACCAAGCGGAAACTGAAGGCTATTGGCCTGAAGCTGTGTCAGGACGTCAGCACTGACGGGTTCGACTTGGCACTGGCAGCAGCAGCAGCCTCGGAAGGAATCAAGGCTTTATACAACGGACCACAACGCATGACCACCAAGACCCTCGAAGAGATTCTGGCGATACCGGAGGACCACGACTGGCTGATCCCGAACCTGTTGGAGCGGGGTGACCGGCTCATCATCACCGGCTACGAGGGTGGGGGCAAAACGACGTGGGTCCGGCAGATGGCCCTGTGCATGGCAGCGGGCATCCACCCGACCACATTGGACCGGCTGGCAAAGCCACTCGTGGTGCTGGTGGTCGATGCCGAGAACACCGAGTCCCAGTGGCGGGCTGAGACTCGGGGCATGGTGCACAACATCCGCCGCATGTCAGGGATCAACCCGGCCACAGCCATCCATGTCTACGCAAGAGGAAGGATCGACATAACCAAGAACGCAACACTCGGAGAGATTCATCGGCTCGTGGATATACATGAGCCTGACGTGTTGACCATCGGCCCGATCTACAAGCTGGTTTCCACCAGCATCAACAACGATCAGGAAGCAGCGCCCGTCATCACGGCGCTGGACTCCCTGCGTGACCGTGGGCTAGCCCTCCTGATGGAAGGCCACTCTGCCAAGGGCAACCAGCAGGCGGGCTGGAGGGACCTGTCACCACGTGGCTCCGCAGCCCTCATGGGATGGCCTGAGTTCGGGTTCGGAATCAACGCTGCCGACCCGGACGGCGACCCCAACGAGCGCACCATCCAACGCTGGCGCGGGGACCGTGAAGTTGGAAGGCAGTGGCCCCGGACGCTTCACCGTGGCGGGCTGCTCCCTTGGATGGGGGACACTGTCACCCACGGTGCCCGGCATGCGATCAGCTTGATGCAGGAGCAGGACCACTACAGCCGCTACAACTAAGTGCTACCAATCAATCGGCTATCGGTCGCCCGATAGCGAAACCCTGAAAGGAAACTGAAATGACCAAGGCGATAGTAATTCCCGCCGACAGGGAACAGCCGCTGCGCTGGGCCGAACACGCCAACGACGATTACCGCAGCATGACTGCGCTGGTGTTCGGCGGTAACCGCGACGGTGGAACGTACACGATGTCCACCGTCGGCACTCCGGAGAAGCATGTGTCCCTGTTCTACGACGACGAGGGGTTGTTCCGCCTCGATGCCGGTGAGGACCTTGCCGACATCATCAACCTGCGCGCCATGGAACTGTGGGCACACCTCGACAACGTGCGGCTGGAGGACTTCAGTGTCCCCCTCGTCGGGGACTACGTCGTGGTCGGGGACTCCGACGATGAGGGCTACTCCATGGATGCGCCCGAATGGGTGATGGACTTCCCTTTCAGGTGGCACAACACCTACCGCGTCTCAAAGAGGAGTGAGTGATGTCCAGTGTTAGGGAGCGCTGGCCTGCCGGTGCGCAGTTCCGGGTGGTGCAGGAGGGTGCGTACCTGTCGGGGTGGAAGCGCCACCCGAACATCTCGGGCGCATTCCGTGGCTGGCAGCAGGACCTTCGCATCGGCGATGTCATCAACTGCCTCGGCGTCGGGGCCGGGTTCGGCAGTGATCCCGGCTACGGCGTGCACTGGCACGTACCGGGAGTGAACTCTGTGGAGTTCAACCCCAGCACAGGCAGCGCATTCAGTTACGAACCAGCACCGGGCTACCTCGTCCCGGTCGATGAAGAGGAAAACCCCAATGCCTAAATCAATCAAGGAACTCGAAGCCGAAGTCGACAGCCTCAAGATGCGACTGGCGGAAAAGCGGGCGGAACTGGAGCATGCGAAGTCCCGGCGCATCCCCGAGCCGATCGGCTGGAAGTACATCGCCTTCGAGGTGAGCTACAGGTCGAGCGTGAAGGACTACGAGTATGTCGGTGTCCGAATGGATGACGGGCGCTGGTTCGTCACCGGCAACGGGCCGGAGTTCGCCAACTGGCAGGCGCTCGTGGACTGGCTGCGGGAGAAGCATGCCGTATCCCCCATCAGGAAGTTGACCGAGGACTACAAGTACGGCGTGGAGGCGGTGGACCTCTATGAGTGACAACCCGGCGGTTGCTACCGCATACCAAACATGCAGGTACGTGGACAAAGACGGCAATGAGTGGCGTAGGGGGCTGGATGGCTGGTTCCTCGACAACGTGGACGGCAAGGGCGGCGTGATGCTCGTGTACCACCACGACATGCAGGCCATGATCGAGAAGGAGCACCCGCAGTGAGCGAGGACTGGACAGCGGACATTCCGCCGATAATGCAATTCCGCCCTGTGGATCACAGACGGAAAGTACCGATTCCATGGATGAACGAGGAGCCGGACGGCACGCCGAACTTCATGGTGGTGAACAACGACATCGTGGCCCGATGCGGCAGGGATCGGCTGTGCGGCATTTGCGGCAGGCCCTTGTCGTACTGGATGGCCTTTGTCGGCGGACCCATTTCCGCCACCAATGGGGTCTATTCCGATCCGCCCTTCCACAAGGAGTGTGCGCTGGCAGCATTTCGATTCTGCCCGCATATTGCCCGGAAGGTTCACCGCCGCACCGCGGACGAGAAGATGCCGGACGGCAGCTTCAAGCATGTGGGCGCGGTGGAGGAAAAGCCCGCCCAATGGATAATCGGCCTCACCCGCGATTACCGGATTCTCCCGTGGGGGCAGGGCCAATTGTTCCTGTGTCGGGTCCGCCATCGAATCGTCTTCGAGTACGACGACGCCGGAAATCTTCAGGAGTTGAAATGATGAATGTCCTTACGATCCCCGCCAAGGAAGTGCGGGCGGGTGACCAGATCAAAACCGACGACGGGTTCATCGCCGTGGGCGGCGTCCAGCCGTTGAGCGGGGAGCGGGTCGGTCTGTTCACCCGGCAGGGCATGGTGGGCGTGGATGCCGAGGCCATGGTCACCGTCCGCCGGGAGGTGGACTAGGTGAAGTTCAGCGTGGGCTGGTCCATGTACGGAAGCGCGAAGATCGAAGCAGACAGCCTAGAGGAGGCGCTCGACCTCGCCTCCACCGAACTAATCAATTGGTCCGGCGCTGGCACCGACCTAGATGAAGTCGAAGTGGATGGATCGGACGTGGAGCCATGACCGGGTTGGTCGAACGTCTGGAAGAAGTTATCCGCTCCTACGTGGGGGACTGCTCCTGCCACGAGGCGTACAGGATTCGCAACTTACGTGATCCGCAGTGCGTTTCCTGTGACGTCGATCCGCACGGGTTGGCTCTGGAGTTGGAAAAGGTAGTAGCGGAGCATCTTGCTGTAATAGGAGCGAAAGAGTGAGCGAAGAATCAGGCGAAGTCCAGTACCCGTACCTTTTCAAGGGTGACCAGCCCGAGGTGGTGCAGGTGTTGATTGCTAATCCGAAGCTGCTTGAATCCTTCCGTGGATGGCTGGGGCAGCATGGCTTGGCGCTGTCCCCGCTGATGATATTCGGCCCGGACGACCTGCCGACGCACATCATCACGGTGCCCGACGAGACGTGGAGCAGGAAGCTGCCATGATCGACCTAATGCAGAGCCTCGCCATCCTCGTCCTTGCCATTGTGGTGTTCCGCTTGGCTAGGCGGGGCCGATGACCCGCGAAGAGGCAATCATTTACCTGCTTCAGAACACCACAGGAGCGCGTAGATTTGAGGCGCTGACCACCCTCGGCATGACACGCGAAGAACTCCGGGAAGCGAGCAGGCTTCTGGTTGAGCGTTGGCGCACGGAGCGTGCAGAGCGGTGAGTGCAATCCCCACGGCTGTCCGTGAGAAGGTCTGGGAGCGCCAGCGCCGCCAGTGTGCACGGTGCGGGAATCGCGGATACCAGATTCACCATCGACAGCGGCGACGTGAAGGCGGACATGCCGTGGGGAATTGTGTCGGTCTTTGTGGCACCTGCCATGAATGGGCGCACAAACATCCTGACAAGGCACGGGCCGAGGGCTACATTGTGAGAATCAGCGTGGATGACCCGTCGCTAATTCCGATCCGCACCTTTATGGGGTGGGTGTGCTTCGACGATGACGGAGGAATCCGCTTCATAGAAGGAGACTGAAGGGATGCTCGATATGGGACTGGGATTGAGTATCGAGGTAAATATCCCCGAATGGGTAGACGTTGCATCGGTAATTGCCGTCGGCATGCGCTGCTACCCATACGGCATTGACGGGGATATGGAACTTGGAGAGGCCATTCAATGGGCTTTCTCTGATCCGGGCGGTGTTGCCGCCTTGGCCGCTATGGGAATTACGTGGGCGCTGTGCCAGACTGGCACCGTCCTCATCGACAGTGTGAAAGGATCAAGATTCGCGTGACGGCTGGAAGCAATACGGTGAAGTGATGGCTCTCTCTCGGAAACTCCTCACCAGCCTTGCCGAGCGCTACAGCAGGCTCCGCCCCACCCCGGACCAGCCAGAGTTTGAACTCTGGACCAAGATGGTTGCGGCCACGGTGACCGCCATAGAAGCAGAGATTCCCTCCTTCAATCGGGACCGCTTCTTCGACGCCGCGACGGGAGCCAAGGGACGGCCCTCCCCGGGCCGGAATTAGGCGGAGACAAAATGTCAGGGGTCGGGTGGAGGGTAGTTCCATCCGGCCCCTGTCATCCCCTTACAGGGCCACACAGGGCCTCGAAATAAATGCAATACAATTACCCAAAAGATGGGACAATGGAGCCTATGACTACCAACCCAACCGAAGAACAATCGGCACCGACTGACCCCCGACTCAAACCGCTGAGCCACCTGCAGGTCAAGGTCCTCACCGCTCCACTGAACCCGGCCCGCGTATCCAAGCGGGACAACATGTCCTACCTCGAAGCGTGGGACGTGAAGGCGTCCCTCATCAAGGTGTTCGGCTTCGGCGGGTTTTCCTCCGAATTGCTTGAGTCCGAAATCCTTGACCTGCGCGAGGTCCCGCAGCGCAACAACCCGCAAAAGACGAACTGGAAGGTGACCGCCAAAGCCGTCGTTCGCCTGACCATTCACCAGACCGGAGCCGTCTACACCGAGGCTGCGGTCGCGGGTTCGTCCCAGCCGGACATCACCGAGTCGATGGACATGGCGATCAAGTCCGCCGAATCGGATGCGCTGAAACGGGCCGCGATCTTCCTTGGCACCCAGTTCGGTCTGTCCCTGTACCAGAACGGCGCGACCTACGACATCGTGCAGAAGGTGTTCGCCCCGGGCATGGTGTGGCCTCCCCCGCCCCCCAAGGAGGATGAGGAGAAGGAGCAGGAAGAGCCTGTTCCCGGCGTCACCGCGGAGCAGCACGAGGCGAACAAGGCCCTGCTGGACCGGGCGCTGAACATGAAGGCTGCACAGGAGCAGTACGACGATGTACCTATGGCACTGGACCCCACGCTCCAGTCCTAACTATCGGGCGACCGATAGCAGTAGACCCCGCAAGGGGCCGACTTACCCCCCAGAGTCGGCCCCTTGCGGCTTCCCTGAAAGGAAGCAGTGATGAAGGCAAGGGTCTTAGTGGTGGTGATGGCGTCGGTTCTGGCGCTCACAGCATGCGGCAGCGGCAAGAAGGACTGCGCCAAGGCGATGCAGGTCGTCTCGCTCTCCGTTCCCATGCCAGCCCCGCCCGCGCCAAGGCCAGCCCCGCCTCCTGCTCCAAGACCCGCTCCGCCTGCACCCAAACCACCGGCCCCGAAGCCGGTCCAGCCAAAGCCTCAACAGCAGTAACCCCCCGTGGTGATCGTCCAGAATCCGCCCCCTTGGTGGTTTTGGTGGGTGCAGCCGGATAACGACAACGACAGGTGTTAGACCAAATGTTTGATGACGAAGGACTCGACGAAGTGCCAGCCGAACTCATGGCTGTGATGGACCGCGTAGATGACACGGCTTCCGAGATAGACCTGAGCAAGCTTGGCGAGGTCGCTGCACAAGCCTTCTACTCGGCCATCCAGAATGCCTCGAACAACACAGCCCGCTCCAAGCAGCAGCAGGACTTCTTCATCGGCGTGTCCAACCTTGGGCACTGTCGTCAATACGCAGCGCTGATGATGAAGCAGACCCCGTTCTCGGACGTGCGGGACAAGACCGCTGCGTTCTTCGGCACGGTCGCCGGGGCTGCCATCGAAGCGCAGTTGAAGATCGACCATCCCGGCTGGTTGTTCCAGCAGGACCTCACCTTCCCACTACTCTCGGGCGGGGAGATTCCCTCGCACCCGGACATCATCATCCCGTTCGAGGCTCAGGACATCGAGAACGGCTTCTATCAGGGCGTCCTCGACGGAAAGTCCAAGGCCGAACTAGAGACGATCAGGAAGGTTGGCCCGTCCCAGCAGCAAATCTTTCAGGTCCACGCCTATGCCAAGGCAGCGATCGAAGCGGGCCTGCTAAACCCCAACTACCCCATCGTGGTCGGCGATGTGTTTTTTGATCGCTCCGGTAGAGATGTCACACCTTACGCGGTGATGCATCTGTACTCAGAGGATGTCATCACGTTCATTGATGACTGGGTAAATGATGTCAAATATGCCGTCCTGCATGGGGAGGACGCCTCCCGGGACATGCCGCGGGAATGGTGCTGGTCCTACTGCGAGTACGCCACCGCCTGCCGGGGCAACGACACTGACGTGGAGGGACTAATCGAGGACCCGGAAATCCTCGCCGCCGTGCAGATGTACGAGGAAGCAGCGGAGTTGAAGCGTCAGGTGAAGAAGAAGGAAGCCGCCTTCAAGCGCACGCTCAGCGGGGTTACCGGCTCCACCGGCACGCATAACATCCGATGGGTCGACGTTGGCCCAGTGGAAGTGAAGGCCGGGACCCGCTCCGGCTACCGGAAACTATCAGTGACAGCCGTTCCCGGCACAAAGAAGTAGGAGCAGACCATGGAATCAGAGATGAAAACCGCGCGGTGCCTCATTGAAGTGACTGCAGGAATCCTGCCGGGGAAGGTCGAGCCGGAACTCACGCGGGTATATGCCGTCGCTAGCGAGGACTGGAGCGCCACCGACGGCGACGGTGCCAAGCGTGGTGAATTGCTGGCCGGGATCAACGGCAAGGCGCAGGGCTACGCGGCTTGGTTGATGTTGCAGCCAGATCGCTTGAATTGGGTCCGCACTGACTGGCTATGGCTATGAGCTTCCTGCCCAAGAAGACAACTCCCCAAGAGTGGGAAGACGTCACCCTCCCCGGATTCGACCAGCCCGCCAAGCGGGAGGAGTCAAAGAAGGAGCAGGATGACGCCGAGCACAAGATTTACTACCGGCGCTATCGCGGTGCCAAAAGCATCGCCTGCCATGCCTGCGTAGCCGAAGGCTCCGGGGTGCGGAACGCAACCCACGTCCGCACCTTCCAAGGACAAGAACGCTACCTGTGCAGCCCCCACACTCAGGCGGCACGCGACCGCCGCGACCGAAAAGGAAAACACCTATGACCCTTCCCGAAGTGAAGTCCTCCATAGAGGAACGCACCAAGGCGCTGCAGACGGCGAAGCCCTTGCTGTCAGCCACCAGCTTCGCCTCAACCTCCGGCGCTGGAGTCATGGACCTGATGCGCCTAGCGGAATACATCACCACCGGCCATGACTACCTCGACACCCACCCGCAGACCCCATGCGAGGAGGTGGAGGATGAAGCGGCTACTGGTGACGGGGTCGAGAACGTGGACCAATGAAGCAACCATCGAGGACGGGCTGCGCACGGCTTGGCATGAACTCCGTGACTACGGCTGGCATCAGGTAGTGCTTGTCCATGGTGCCTGTCCCGACGGAGCCGACGCCATCGCTGACAAGATATGGCGGGAGCATGGCCTCCCGGTGGAGCGGCATCCAGCCGAATGGAGACCCTACGGTATCTACAACCCCCAAGCAGGAAAGGTCAGGAACAAACTAATGGTCGACCTTGGAGCCGACCTCTGCCTTGCATTTATCCACAAGGACAGCGCTGGAGCTACCCACTGCGCCAATACCGCTGAGGCCGCGGGAATCCGCGTCCGGCGCTGGATCACCTACTAGAAGGAACCGAAAATGAACGAGCTACCAACCCCAGAAGAAGACCGCGAGCGCCAAGCCCGGCAGCGCGTTTACGAAATCATGGACCGGCATCTCGGCAAAGCCTTTGAGGAACTCGACAGGCTGCACCATGAGGGCATGGACGACCGGGACATCATCAAAGCGCTGGAGGACGGCGGCTACCGCGATGAAGCCGAGGTCTATCAGGAGTGGATCGCGGAGGATGACCCTTCGCGGAACTACCGTGACCCCACCCCCCACGGGGCCGACGCCGTTACTGATCCCGTTGACGCCCTTTCTTATCGGTCACTGGAAGCCGAAATGAAGGCGCGGCGCGAACAGAAGAAGGAGCAGCAATGAACAGCAGTATCGTCGCCGGGATCATCACGGGCGTAGCGGTCGCGATCATCTTGGCCGTCGTCGTCACGGTCAGGACCAAGCGGACCAAGCAACGGGAGGCGCGACGACGGGAGGAGGAGCGCCAACTCCGGATCGAAATGGACCGCATCTCCGCGGAGAGGAAGCGGTCAGACGCCCTCTGGAACATGAGCAAGAAACGCCGTCCTCGCAGCATCCCAGCCCCGGGCCGTCCGGGCTTCCGGCAGGACATGGAGGCTAGGCCCTTACCGGATGGACAAAACGGAATCTTCTGGCCGGGGGTCTTTCCGGGCGCTATGGATGCCCCGAGCCACCGTGACGACAGCCGGTCATCCAGCCACGACAGCGGATCATCAAGCAGCTACGACAGCGGCAGTTCCAGTAGCAGCGACAGCGGTAGCTCCAGCGGCAGCGACGGTGGCGGTGGCGGTGGCTGTGACTGATGGAGCTTCTAATGGAATGGACGGAGAGCTAAGGAGAGAACCATGATCGCGCCGAACAAGACCGTTCCCTGCCCGTTCTGCCACGCCAAGGTCGGCGCAGGATGCGTCAATGAGGACGGGAGCGCCTTCAAGACCGGCATCCACATGGCCCGCTTCCATGAACTGAACCGCGTTCGGATGGAAAGAGAAGCCATGGAGCGGGAGGTTTGATGGGGCAGCTGTGCTTCGATGTTGCCCGCGGCAGGTACTACATGCCTGACCTGTCCTCGGGGAATGTGGCGATGTTGATTGAGTCCGGTGATGAATGGCCGATCAGCGGGGACCGCATCGCTACACAGGGGAAGGGTGGGCTGATCCGCTACGTGGACTGGGCCTCGATGGAACCCGATGAGTAGGGGCCAGTTCGTCAGCAAGCCGCTCGTGCACTTTCTCCCGGGCGGTGGTGTCACAGCCTGCGGCCTGCAGGCCAATAGGCCCCGGTATGTCGACGGCGACCTCCCCTCAACCACCGCCAATTGGGGCGAGGTCAAATGCGGGTCTTGTCGCCGGACGGCCATCTGGAAAGCCTCTCGGAGGCGACCAGTAAGGAGGCCGAATGGCTGAGCCTATCGAGTTCGACTTCCTACTGCATAGGAATCACATCCTGAATGCGAACAAGGGCTACAAGCACTGGTCGGTCAGGTCCGAGAAGGTCGCCATCATCAGAACGTATGGGATGGCGCAGGGGCGGAAGCTGCCGAAGTACCGGCGGGTCCGCATGCACGTCAGGGTGTCCTACCCCGACTGGCGGGTGCGGGATGTGAACAACCTGCAACCAACCATGAAGGCATTCGTCGACGGGCTGGTCGACAAGGGCAAGGGCATCCTGCCAGACGACTCCGACGCCTTCTTTGAAGGTCCGTTCATGGTCGCCTCGGGGCAGCTGTCCCCGAAGGCGCACCACTTCCTGTTCCGCGTGCGGCTGGAGCCTCTGGCCACCGCGCTCTAGCTATCGGTCGCCCGATAGCCAAAGCACGAAACCCCCTGCACCAAGGGCACTTTGGCGCAGGGGGTTTCGCTTTGCCCGGCGGGGGAGACGGCCCAGCCGGGGGCTTTACTGACCGGACACCTTGCGCACCGGCCATGGCGGAATGCGGTGGAGAGCATAGCCTGCGCCGACCAACAGCAGCCGGAGCGCTCCGGCATACTCCTCCAATGCCCTGCGGAAGTCCGCCTCTGCTTCCGCCCGCTTCTCGGCTTCGGCGGCACGCTCCAGCGCCGAGCGGTTCCGCGCCTTCTCGCTCTGTGCCTTGCCGCTGCGCCATGCGATCAGGCCGTCGATGATCTTCGGGAGGATCGCCGCGATACCGCCAGCGCCAATGAGGGCGGTAATCAGTTCTGGAGTCACCTGCACCCCCCTTACCTCGTCGGGTCCAGATAGGCCCAATCAATCCTCTTGTACTGCTTGAAGCAGTCCGCGAGCGCCACGATCAGCAGCGCGACCACCAGCCAGATGCCCGAGGAACTGCGCGGAGACGCGGCAAAGTAGATCGCCGCTGGCAACAGCAGAACCCAGCCCAGCCCGGTAATCAGCAGTGCAATGCGCTCCAGCCACCAGTGCCCCATCAGCAGCGCCACGGTGCCCACGATGCCGCCGACGGCGAGAACCGTTCCGACACCGACGGACAGCAGCGGCCCGATGGAGCCGGTGACGAATGATGGTGCCGCCCCGATGGCTGCGAGCAGCCCTGCCATTCCCGCCATCGAATAGGCGAGAACCTGCGCAACGTTGATTGCCCGCAACCGCCCTGTATGGAGTTTCCGTACCCTCACGTGCCCCTGCCTTTTCACGATAGATCAACCCATGCCGTGCCGTTCCAGCTTTTACCCTGCACCGGCACCCACTCCCCGCCAATGCGCGCCTTGGCAACTCCGGTATGCACCACCCACACCCCGGATTCGCGCCGCCTCAGCGTGATGGGGTCAGGTGCGGGCACCTCCGGAGCCTCCGGAATCGGGATCATCTGGACCGACTGGGCGAGTTCGTTGTGCCCAACGAAGGCGTGCCGTAGTTCCGCCGTGTCGGTGCTGAACCCGTCGAAGTAGTCGCCCATTGTGTCGTCGACTTCGAGTAGGAACCCGTCGTACCACACCGTGTCCCCGGTAAGAATGTTGCTCACCCTGAACGCCGGGGAGACAGCGAAGATGCTTGCCGGGACCACGCCCGTCCATGACATGCGGGTCCATGTGTTCGCGGGCAGGGGAGCGTCGCTGTAGGCCCCGTTGCTGATAAGGGTTTGGGACTGGCCCAGCCATTGCGGGTAGATTCCCGCCGAGCGGGTGTTGTTGCACCGCACCCACGCCGAGACGGTGATGGTGTCGCCCTCAGCAACATGCAGGGGTGGGCCGTTGCCCCCGGTGCCCTTCTCGATGATCCCATTGGCACCGTTGTAGTTGGCGGTTGCCGAAGCCAGCCCTTGCACCTGCTGGGTCGTGCTGATGTTCAGGGAGGTCAGGCCGGTGCGAAGCCAGTCGGTGGTGGTCGACTCAAAGGTTGGGTTGCCACAGCCGTTACGCCGGGAGATAGCCCACCCCTGTACTGGCGACCCGAACACCATCATGGCCCCGTAATCGTCGGGGGCTGCGTTGAATGTGGTTGGGTACTGCGGTGTCTGGTGGACAGTGGTGAACCTGCGCGATGCGGACAGGGTAACAGCAGCGCCCTCCGTCCATCCAAGGGAAGGCGATACCGATGCCACCAGCGGGTCCGTGCTGGACTGGGAGAAGCAGGCACCAATGACTAGCTGGTTGTCGGTAGCCTGCAGCGGATAGTTGATGTGGTACTGCTGGAAGTAAACGTCTGAGTCCACCCCGCGCAGCTGCATCAGCCTAGCCGCCCGAATGCCTGCATTACCCGATCCGGTCATGGTGATCGTTCCCGAGAAGGTCGCACCAGTGCCCAGCCAGAGGGTCATGTAGTTGTTAGCAACCCCGATCCTTTTCCACGTCGCCCCAAGGCCGCTGACAGCGGAAACACGGGGGATGGTCGTGTGCTCAGTCACAGTGACCAGCAGCAAGGTGTCACCCACAGCAGGGGCCACCGGCATCTCCATGGTTTGGTTGATCGTGGACTCTGGCGCTCGGTCGTAGGTGTTGACGATCTGAGGTGCCGTGGCTGGAGGGATAGTGGTCTGCACAGAGGAATACAGGCTGTCCGGCCCGGAATAGGCGTTCAACCTGTCAGGGGTGGTGTGACCTCCATGGAAGTAGTCGCCCACTGCAACGCCATCCTCGGCGAGGACGGCATCGAAGTAGTACACATCGGCCGCTACCGTGTCGGTGATTTCCGCGCCGGGGCACATGTAGTAAGCGCCCGCTGGTGCGGTGGCTGTGATGCTCACGCGAGTCCACACACCACCCGGTAGCGGCGTCGTGGTCCCGTTGCTGGTGGAAACGAGGCTGGCACCGTTGGAAGATCGCCAGCGGATGATCGCCCTGCCGTTCCTCGCGTTCACGCTTCTGATGTATGTCGAGACAGTCCACTGCTGCCCCGCCACCACAGCCACCTGCGGCTCGCTCGTCCCCCGCGCAAGGGTGGTGGAAGATCCGGTATTGAGGGCTGTCAACTTGTAGGAGGTTGTGCCAATGTAGGCCTGCTCCGTGGATACGCCGGAGCTTGATGCGTTCGTGACAGCCCAGCCGGTAGCAGCCCCAAAGGTGGAGTTGTGGCACCAGTTACGCCGGGTGATAACCTCCCCCGGCACTGGGGAGCCGAACACCATCATCAAGGCGTCACCGGTCCCCTGAACATAGACGTCGGCCACGAAGCGGGGGACGAGATGGGCGGAGTTGAAGTAGTTGTTAGTGCCGGGGTATGTCAGTTGTGCCTGCTCGACCCAGCCCAATGCGGGGCGTTTCGTGGCAAGGGCTGAGGTGCTGGTGGTTGTAGAGTAGCCGAGGCCAAGAACAAGCTGGTTCGCCGTCACCCGAACCCGGTAGGTGTCATCCATCCGCTGGATGTAGATTTCGTTAGGGTCAGCGCCGCTCAGGTGGTAGACCCTCAACGCCCTGCCGTTGGAATACGACGCCGCCGTGACGGTAATCGTGCCGCTAGTAGTTGCGCCCACGCCTATCCACACAGAGTAGATGTAGTTGATGCCACCGGGCAGGCGGGACCATGCGGCCCCACAACCGGAGACTGCTGTGGGCATGGCACCAGACAGACCACCATCAGCAAGGACAAGGATCAGGATGTCGCCGGGGTCAGGCGTCCCGGCGAAGTTCACGGTCGGGTTTGCGGCGGTGGTGACCGCCCCGGTGTAGCAGCCCTCGACAACAGGTGCGGCAGCTTCAGGCGGTGTCTCATCAACGGTTCCAACAACCAGCCGGACCAGCGGGTGTGCTGTGCTGCCCGCTCGGTATGTGCCGAACTGGTGAGACTCCTCGACCGGGGGGATGCGGTGGGCGCGGGTTGCCCAGCGGCTCGACCCGACAAACTCAACGGTGGATGTGGTCCAGCCTCCGGCGGCTGGGGATGGGCTGGTGAACGAGTTCGCGACGGTGTCCGAATAGCCCGCGCCTATGAAAATCTGTCCGGGCGCAACATCCATGGCAGTGCCGACAAGAGTGTCCCCGGTGGCGTTGTCCACACCTCCGACGTAAGCCGTGGTGGTTCCCCGCAGGTGCCAGAGGCTCACGAACTTCGTGGCACCACCCACCGAGGTTGTCTGCGTGGCCGTGACGGTGCCGGTCGCGGTCGCGCCGGTCCCGATCCACAGGTCAAGGAGGGCGAGGGTATCCCTTCCTACGCGGGTCCACGTTGCACCCAGACCGGAGACATTGTGGTTGGTATTCGCCGCGGCGGTGGCGATGAGTGCCACCACAACATCGCCTGCCACTATGGCATTGCTCAGGGTGGCAGTAGCGGTCGCGGCGTCGGATGCCACCAGCGCACCGTTCACCGCCTGTATCAGCAAAGCTGTCATAGTCCGCGCCCCTTAGTTGATGGCGATGGTGCCAACGGCCCAGCCGGAGGTGGCACCTCCGCCGGACGTGGTGGCGGTGGTGGTGACAAACGCCGTCGGGTTCTCCCACTCATACACAGCGGAGCCGTGGTTGGCGTCCGTTGTTCGCTGAACCCACACGTCGCCCTTGTCGAAGGTGACCGTCTTGTTGGCCGGTGCCCGCGTCACCCCGAACATCAGGGCAAGGTCGTTGGACTTGGCGGTGAGGATCGGGGCGGACTGGAGTGACGCGCCGCTGCTCGCCTGCTTGACTGCGAAACCGCTGATCGAGGTCCAGCCCGACACCGAAACGATGTGCCCGGTCCAGTCCTCCGACCCCCCAATGGGAAAGGTGACCGCCGCCCCAATGTCTCCAGCCGTGCACTGCTTGATGAAGAAAGCTCCATTGAGGGATGAGCCATTCGTGGACCCAAGCACAGCCCAGTCCGCGTTCGGGGCCACACCCGTGACGGGATGATTCGAGCCGATGAACGCCACCAGCAGGTCACCGGCAACGGCGCTCGCGGGGACGTTCATCACGGCATTCCCGCTCGTCCCGTAGAGATGGCCGACGGCGCGCACCGCCGCATTGCCGCCGCCAACCCCGCCCGCCGCTGGGGGCACAGGCTTCCACTCAGCATCTGCGCTGTCCCATTGCAGCAGGTCGCCGTCCGCAAGTCCGGTCAGGTCCACGTCGGTCAGGTCTGCCACGGCGGTCGCGCCCGCTTCGGGGGGAGTCACCGCCTTCCACTCGGAGTCGGTGGTGTCCCACTGAAGCAGGTGACCGTCTGCAAGGCCCGTAAGGTCCACGTCCGTCAGTTCCGCGACCGTCGAGGCCCCGCCACTGCCGCCTTCGTCGGTGTCCAGCCAGATGTCACCCTCGACGGGGGCGACCGGCTCGCTGGCGGAAACGGTAATGGGGTTGTGTCCGTCCTCCCCATCCTCGCCTGCGGGACCGGCCGGACCTTCGGGACCCTGTGCACCCGCAGCGCCGTCCGCGCCATCCTCGCCCGCAGGACCCACGGGGCCTTGGATGCCCTGCGGCCCCGGCTCGCCCTGTTCACCCTGCTCACCCTGCTCACCCTGCAGGGACTCAATCTCGATGTCCCCCGTCTGCCCGTTCACGCTCGTCACGTAGGCCATCGGAGCAACCGTCGGGTCCACGGCCTCGCCCCACGGGATCAGCGCGAGGTCAATGTCGGTCTGTCCGGAGGAAATCTGGAAGTCACGCTCGGGGAAGCCGATGTTCTGGCCGTCTTTGAAGAACCAGATTTTGACCGAGTAGTGCCAGTTGGTCAGAGTGTTCCCCGAGCCGTCCACGAAGCCGTCCTGATCCGTATGCGGCAGGTCTATCTCCATCGGCTCCCCATCGGTGGGGGATATGGCATCGAAGAACGCCGCCAGCGGAGTGCCCGTCTCCTCCCACACGAGGGATGCCGACGGCGTGAACCGCGCCATTACCCTGCCCGGCTCGCCCACATAGGACACGGGGGCGTCGTGGTGGACGGTGGCGGTGGTGATTCCTGCAGGGATCGGCATGACGTTCCTTTAGGGCTTGACCGGGGAACCGGGACGGGTGGGGCGGTATCCGACGGCGAGGCCGAGGGACACCATGTTGATCGCCGAAATGATGATGTTCATGGCCTGCGCTGCTTTGCCGGAATCAAGGAGTTCAAACACCGGCAGCAGCCCAAACACCAGCAGGCTTACCGCATTGAAGATCAGGGAACCCACGTAGACGGCGGTGCGTACCTTCGCGGGAACTCCCGGCGGGGTGCCGCTGTCTTCGTCTGCCTCAACGACTTCCTCGTGGGGGTCTGCGGCATGCCGTCCGTGCTTGCGTTCTTCCATCGCTACACCGCCCTCACGCCGACCCGAATCGGGTTGGTCGAGTTGCCCATCCCGGCAGTCACAACAAAGGATGCCGGGAGTGAGGTGTGCGGCCACCCTGCCCCGGTGAAGCTAATACTCCGCTGGTCTGAATCAAGGGTCAGGTCCAGCGTGGTGAGCGGCATAGGCCCCCGGACACCAACCGCATTAGTTGACGAGACGTTGGTTAGAGCGGCAATAAAGAGCCACGCCAACCAGTGAACCCCTGCCGGGATCGTCCACGACCCGTTGAATATCTTGGTCCCCGAGGTGGCGAGGCTTTGGGTTCCGAAATCAAGCAGCCTCGTAAACGTTTTGGTCGCGCTGTTCAGGTCATAGACGCCAAGGGCCAGTGACGATGATGCATTCCCGGTGAT